GACTGCGCAACGCGATCTTTCTCAGCGCGAACGATGGCCGCTGTCAGCACACAGTACAACCCAATCTTTGGTCTGGTCAACTTCATTCGCGACTCATCGTCGGCCATGATCCAGCTTTCAAACACGCCACTGGCTGGAAGCCAAAAGGAGGTTTACAGCAATGTATTCCCGGCGATGAAAGCCATCTACACAAGCCTGCGCGGAGAGAAGAAGGGCGCCAAAGGCACTGGAGATTTGGCAGACTTGTGGCAAGAGTTTCAGCAAGAGGGTGGTCAAACCGGATTCCGGAATTCCATTTTGCGGTCTCAGGATCGCACGGAGTCTTTGATCAAAGAGTTCAACAAGATCTCCGAAGGCAAGATGATGACCAGTGGCAGGTATCTTGCTGGCCTGCTGTCTGACTACAACGACACAATGGAAAACGCCGTGCGCCTGTCTGCGTACAAGGTTGCGATTGATAAGGGCATGAGCAAGGAAGAGGCTGCTTCACTGGCTAAGAACCTGACTGTCAACTTCAACCGCAAGGGTCAAGCTGCAACACAAATGGGCGCCTTGTATGCCTTCTTCAACGCCGGCATTCAGGGTACGACTCGTCTGTATCAGACTCTGCGTGGGCCAGCAGGCCGGAAGATTATTGCGGGTGGCTTGCTCATGGGCACACTGCAAGCATTCTTGCTGTCTGCGGCTGGATTTGGCGACGATGAGCCGCCTGAATTTGTTCGGCAAAAGAACTTCATCATCCCTATTGGATCTGGCAAATACGTCACCATTCCAATGCCACTTGGATACCACGTTATCCCCAGCTTCAGTCGGATCCTGACTGAGTGGATCATGTCTGGATACAAGCGCACCAGCGAGCGGGCCATGGACATGCTGGATATGATGCTGAGTTCCTTCAACCCGATTGGCAGTGCTGGATTCTCCATGCAGACGTTGGCCCCAACTCCGCTGGATCCATTGGCTGCGCTGGCAGAGAATAAAGACTGGACGGGCAAGCCTATTGCGCGGAAGGACTTCAGCAATCTAGACCCAACTCCCGGCTACACAAGGGCCAAGGAAACTGCAAGTTGGGTATCGACCAAGCTGGCTGAGTTTCTTAACTTCGCGAGCGGGGGCACGAAGTACACCCCGGGCATCCTGAGTCCCACACCGGACCAGCTTGACTACCTGATTGGCCAAGCCACTGGCGGCGTAGGCCGAGAGCTGCTGAAAGCCGAAGAGACTGTTCGTTCGCAAATCACTGGCGAGGAGCTGCCTGCTTACAAGATACCGCTTGCAGGGCGCTTCTACGGAGAAACCGAAGGCAAGGCTTCTGAGTCGGCGCAGTTCTATAAGAACCTTGAGAAAATCAACAAGCTCAAGAGCGAAGTCAAGGGCCGCAGAGAGAACAAAGAGCCGATGGGTGACTTCATTAAAGACAACCCGGAGTTCAGGTTGGCATCGTTTGCAGACAGCACCTACAACGACATCAAGGAGTTGCGCAAGCGCAGGGCCATGTTGATTGAAAAAGATGCTGACAAAGAGCGAGTCAAGCGCATGGAAGAGGTCATCACTCAGAAGATGAAACGATTCAATGACCGCGTAGAAGGAATCGCTCAGTAATTGACACAAAGTACACCGGCAACTTCCACGGAATATATTGCCGGTGTACTAAAGTGGATAAAACAGCTCTTCTATGGTCTTATTCAATGCGGAAAGCTCGTCCATTTTCATGACGCTCCACATTCTCTTTTGACCATGCAAGCCGTTAAGGCTCCCCCTGTGGCAGTCGGCGCACAAGGGAATTGAGGTAAACCACTGGCCTTGATTGAGTTCATGGCACTCGCTTGGGCCAGATGCTCCGCACACTGCGCAACTCATTTCCTTGATGTGCGCAATGTGCTTTCGCTCGTTGACGGTTGGCGCCTTCTTGTTTTTGCTTTGCATTACAAGATGCGCCTTGCTCGTTCGTTCAGCATGGCTTCTGCCATGTCAAACGCTAACTCTGCGTTTTTCTCGTCGCTGTTTTCTGGCAACGAATTCAGCAGGGCGAAGCTGGCGTACCAATCCAGCATGGTGATTTCTTGGATGGAGATGGGGTCTTGCTTTGCAACAAGAGCCTCCAACCCATCATGCTTTGGTTTTCTTGCCATTTTTGCGCTGCACGTTTTGCTTGACGATCATTGGTGACAAGAGGTCTTCCAAGTAATTGTCGAGTCGTTGGCCACGAACGCCAATGATGTTGCAAATATCATCGTCATGGAGGGTTGCAATCGCATCCCGGATGGCCTTGTTGTAGCCACCGTTAAACTCATCATCACCATCGACAATGATCGTAATGGCATCCCTGACAAGGGCCGATGCTTTGCGCTCTCCAGCGGCAGCTTTGAGCTTTTTGTAGATCTCTTCCGGCAGGTGCACCGAGTAAGGGATTAGACGTTTTGTTTCCATAATTGATATTCCTGTTGTATTGACCAGAATCGATTAGCTTTGGCTTGATCGCTTTTCAGCTCTGCGCGAGACTCGACCCCAAGCTCACTTTTGAGCCACTCGATGACGTCTGCTTCCTTCTTTTCGAAGATGTCGCCGCGCTCAAACAGATAGTCCATGACATGTGGATCGCGACACAAGATGCCTGCGGCGCGAACCGGGTCTCGCTGGTATTCTGTGTCTCGATTCATTGGCTTGTCTTCGCCATTTAGGCGGACCATGACCACCTGATAGCGAGCACCAACGTAATCGCGCATCAGTGCTTCCGGCACCTCGTCTGGATGTATGTTCAGGGTGAGGATGATGCCGGTTTTGTCCTGCTTCATCGCCACCTTTACAGCCTCAAACTGAAGTGTTTTCATGATCAGAACGGCAAGTCTTCATCGTCAAAAACTGCTTGCGCCCTTTCTCCGGATGGCTGCTCTTGATTGGAAGTTTGGCGACCGCCTTGAAGTGCAATATCGTTCACGCGCACATCCATGGCTTTGCGTTTATTGCCGTCGCGGTCTGTCCATTCGCGCTCAGAGACGGATCCAACAACGGTTACTTGCTGGCCCTTAGTCAGATACTGCGAGAGAGATGAGGCACGTTTGCCATACAGCACAGCGTTCCACCAAATGGTTGGCTTGTCTCTGCCTTGTGAGTCGGCAATGGAGAAGTTGCAAAGCGCGTCTCCATTGGACATGTATTTCAATTCGGCATCTTTACCCAGTGTGCCTGCTACCGTGATTGAGTTCATGCTGTTTCCTTTTGCTTGGCCTTGGCCTGTTTAAAAATGTGCATCAGTGCTTCGTATGATGCCGCTTGCATGGACTTCATGGTTTCGTAAATGGCGCGGTTCGTCTTGAAGATAGACATGACATCAGCTTCAGACTTGGCCAACTCCAGTTGAATATTGGTGGAGTCAATCACCAGTTTCGACCACTCCTCGGAATCAACACCCGGCTCGGATGTGACCTTCAACTGCCACGGAGTCTCCTTGCCTTCAATCTTCGCTGGCACATCAGCCTTGGGGGCTGGAGGCGTCACAGGAGGCTTTGCATCCTTCTTGGGCGCTGGCTTAGATGTGTTGCCATCCTCATCGAGCGGCAAGTCCTCTCCGGCGTAAATAAACAAGCCCAAGCCGTGGCAGGCGATAGCCTTAACCAAGCAGCGCATCATGTTCTTGTTAACCTCAAACGCATTGGGATTTTTGATTGCCTGATTGCGGTGGTCCATCACTGGCAAATGCATCTTGATCGGCTTTCCAAAAGCCGTCACGGTGCACGAGATCATCATGGTCTCGCCATACATCTCTGGCTGGTGAAACTCCCAGTTGGCAGATGGATCGTGCCGCATGAGTTGGTCAATGGCAAAGGGCCACGAGAGGTAGCTCAGATTCTGCTTCTTCTCGATGTGCTTGCTGACATCAATCGAAGACAGTTTGACAAAAGAGTTTTCGCTCATTATTTTTCCTTATTGAAACCACAGCCAGAAGCCGTGGAGAATCCCGATTGGGAACATCAGTGCGCCCGCGATCAGAAAGCCCCACAGTGCCTGACTGAAGCAGGTGAAGATGTGTGTAAGCCATGCTGAGAAACAAAGAAATCCAACGATCCAGCCCATGGGGTGCTCCTTATTTGATGTGGACGAACGGTGTAGCTTGACCGGGCATAGTGGTTGGCAGTTTTCCATCCCACTTCGCAATTGCTTGAAGCTGGACGTACTCTGCTCCACCTTGAGATGTAATGGCAGATGCGCGGAGTCGAAT